TTACCATCACTATCTGTTACTGATATTATATCTGTTACATTTGGTTTAGACAAAGCTACTCTATCATATTTTTTAGCATTACCAAATGTGAATGTGTCTGTTGATATTGTACCACTTAAAACGGAAACAGATTTTTTTAGAAGATATTTTGTCGGAACATTAGCCGATGTTTCATAAATACTAACTGAACGTTTATCGAGTGAACTTGAATACGCAAAGTTTACATCTTCTTCTGAACGAAATGTTATTCCATTTCTCGAAGCTATTTGCATTCCAGCACCAATATTAACAGCGTATCTCATATCTGGTTTTACATCATCACCAGTACCAGTAGCTGGTACAGTTTGGAACACATCAACTATTGTAGAAGATGGTGTAGCTAACTTTGGTCTATATCCTAATGATTGAGCTATTTCAAAAACATTATCAAGTTCTTCTGCGTAAGATAATAATGACTCTTTAAATCTATCATCAACATAGTAAGATAAAACATCACCAACGTAAGATGCCATTTCAATGAACATCATACCTGGGTCTGACTCGTTAAAATCATTATAGGTATTTGGAAAGTATGTTTTAGCAAATTCTATTAGATTTTCTCTAAAAGCACTAAAGTCTCTACCTAAATATTTAACATCCTTTTTTTGTAATTTCGCCGCACTAGCCATTTAAATCTCCTAAAATTGAGAAACAAATACAAGTTGTATTGTTTCAAGAGCTTCTGGTTCTATTGTAACACCAAATTCTAAATCTACATTAATTTGATTAGGAACTTGCATATCAACATTGACATCAACTCTATTTAGAACCACGTGTGGTAACCATTGTGCTATAGCATCTTTTATACTATCTTCAATTTTAGCGGTAGTCTCATCACCTATTGGTTCAAAAAGTGCACTATAGATATCACACCCAAACTCTGGTAGAAAAGGTCGTTCCCCTTTCATCGTCAATAACAAATTTTTAATGTTAGTAGACGTTTGTTTTAATGTGGTTTGAGTCTGTTCAAAAAATCCAGAATCTGAATGTCCAAGTGGTAAAGATAACCCAATCGAAACATCTGGATTTAAATCATTTTCTAATGCACCCATTTATTATTTTCCTTTTTTCTTATCTATAGCTTTCATTAGTTTACTATAATCTTTTGTTAAAGCACTTGTAACATGGTCTGGAACTTGGTCTACATTTACACCAGCTTTCTGCATAGTTTGTACGGCTCCTACTTCTCTTTTCTTTTCGTCTGAACCACCATAACCCAACATATCAGCCATTCTTGAAGTGTCAAATGTTCCACCACCCATTGTTGGATATGGTTCATGACCACCTTGTATTCCACCTTTAGTTTCATTTAAAATTTTATTTAAAGATTCGTTTTTGGTGTAGTGTACTTTCTTCTTTTTAACTTTTGGTTTCCGAACAAACTCTTCTTGTATAGACTCAACACTTAAAGGCTTTTCCTTATCTATAAATATTTCCTCTTTAAGTTTTGTGATTTGTTGTTGAACTTTTCGTTCAACTATTTTGTCTATAACTCGTATAAGTTCTTCTTTTTTCATTATTAACTCCTATTATATTAACCTCTTACTCCAGCGGCTACAACCACTTGTTCTACTTCACCAACAATATCTATGACATAAATATCTTTGTGATTTTTAAATACAGTATCATTCCAAATATCAATCTTTGGTGATTGTTTTGTTATCCAATCTTCATCAATAGAAAATCCACCACCAGCTCCATCATACACTTCATATCCAATATCTCCTATTGTAGATAATGGTATAATTGGCCAAGGTAATACTGTTACTCCTACCATTGGTACAATAGCAACTCCAACATAAACATTTGTTTGAGTAGTAACACCAGGATTGAATACTAACGCTGGTATTATGTGTTTACCTTTAACTGGACACATTATTAAATAAATATGTAGTGAGTCTACTAATTGGTTGCAATAATGGTCTATTGTCTCTTCTGTTTCACCATAATACCCAATTCTTCCATCAATTGTACTCAAAAATTTTATAAGATTTTCAATTAAATATTCTTTTGCGTCTTCCCTATCAACCACATTAGCTTTTCCAATACCCATAGATGTTGGTGGTAGAGCACTAAACTTAGTGACAGCACCAACACCAGTATTTCCAGTTCCACCAGTTGCAAAATTAGATATAGGGCCTTTTATCTTGATATCTGGTGTGTCTGATATAACAACGACAGTACCAGCCGCAACATACTTATCTATCGCATCAGCGAATCCATTAGCAAATAATTCTATACTTTGTTTTGGTGTCTCACCTTGTGGAGATGGACGATTGTATACTTTGAATAAATCTTTTTGTAATTGTATTTTAGCTGGTGAACCACTTGTTGATTCCCAATCTAAATTTATGTTACCACTTTTAATTAAATTACCATCAGTATCAAGTGGTTTCAAATTAAATGTTATATAAGTTCCAAGGTCATCTATACTTTCTATTTCATAAGTTCCTTTACTATCACCTTGTTTTATTTCTACTTTTGATTTACCAGGTATTTTTGCTAAATCATATGTCTTACCACTACTATCTTTACTTGAAAGATGTATACCAGTTATATCACTCATTTGTGGTACACCTTCTGGTTTTGGGTCGGTCTCTACTGATTGAGACTTTGGATAATCCTCTAAATACTGATTTAAATTTTTGTAAGTTATTTTGTCACCATCTGTATTTGTTATCTTTGGTTTCTTACCTCTTTGAGCTAAAGAAGCAGATGCCGCATTATAACTTGGATTTGGCATTTCAAATGGTTCTGGGTCTTCATTTTCAATTACATTAGCTTTTATTAGATACTCACCTGGATTTTGCATTACATTTGTTTCTACAACTTTATTATGTTTAGTACTAAATCCTGGTATGAAACCTAAGTGCATAAAAACACCTTCAAATTCTCCTTGGTGTGTATCACCATCAACACTACCAGGAGCTGTTGTAAGACCACCAAATGTATCTAATACACCAGGTGCTAACTTAGTATCTGGTGCTGTTGTGTTACCAACTAACTCACTACCAACAATGTAATCATCTATCATATTAGCTAATCTTGTTGTGTATATTTCCCAATACTCATCTGTTTTATCTGCGTTTCTTAATTGTCCAAGTGAACCATCTATTATTCCGGCTACTTCACTTTCTAAAACAACCATTTCATCAAACAATTTTTGAGTATCTAACTTTGGTATTTTTCCTGTTAAAGGCATATTATCTCGTAAAGTTTACTTGACTATTAAACGAAGCTTTCTCCAACAATGCTAAATCTGTTTTTAATTGTGCAAACAATACTCCATTAGCTAATGTTCCCGCGGGGCCTGGATAAATTAATTTTTCTATTACCGATATCATATCACTTAAAAAATTTACTAATTGAACACCATTCACAACTGGTTCTGTGTTACGTATATCACCAAGATATATTTTAGGGCTTGTTATTACAGTTTTTGTATTAGTAACCAATTCAAAATCTTTTTCTGATTTAAATCCAACAACACCTGCCGTATTTACACTAACACCATTTTTTGCATCAACTACAAAAAAGTTACCACTACTAAAATATGTATCTGTATTTTGATAAGAATACAAACCATCCGCTTTAGAATTAAAAACTATTCTATCAGTACACAAAAGAATTTGTTGACCATCTAATTCTGTTGGGGCTTCTTTTGGTAGTGGTTCTGAATAATCAACATTAAAGTTTGAAATTATATGTTTACCAAGACCACTATGATATGTTGGATTGTCACCAAAAAACTCTGGGTCTGTAGCTCTATTTAATGGTACTTTTTCATTTGTCGTCATGTAAAAAGAAGAACCATCAGCATTTATATCTTCAATTACATATGGTTGAAACTTACCTTCAGATTCTTTTTCTTCTTCAAATAATTTTATATCTTCACTTGTGGTGTTTTTATCTAAATCTGTTAATTGACCAGTTCTCATTTTTATGTTTGGTGAATCTACAAGACCATCTTCATCACCTACACCCGTTCTTTGTAAATCACTATCATCACTTATGTCGCTTCCGAATCTGATTGAGTGTCCAAATCTACCTTGAATAGTTATGTCACCCTCGTATGGTTTTAATTGTCTGATGTATCTTTTTCTTTTAAAGAACTCACCAAGTGTAAATTCGTTATCAGATATATCAGTAGCTTCAGCTTCACCACTATCTACATCAGAGTAATCACTTTGAGAATTACCAGGTATTGTTGCGGTACTACTAAGACCTGGTACAGAGTTTGTATTTATTTGAGATAAGAAGTTTACATTTTGACTATAGTATCTTGTTTCTAAATATCTAGCAACAATAACGTACTCTCCTATCAATGGATAAGTTTTTATGTTACCATCTAATGGAAATGCCCATTCTAATGTTTCTTCTGGTACTCCTTGTTCACTATTTACCAATCTGACTTTACACATACCAATGTATAAGAAATTAGAATCTGGAAAGTCCTCTACTCCTGGTTGTCTTTCTAATAAATCATCTTCTGTTAATAAAATATCTAATACTTCACCAACTTCTAATTCAAAAAACTTTTCTGGTTCTGTTAAATTACTTACTAAGTTAGCTACACCAGTAAAACTTGATAGTCCACCAGATAAAGTAGGAAAACCTCTTTGTTTTTTCTTTTTTGTATACGCCATATTAATTCAATGCTGTTATTTCATCTTGTATTTCATCTGATGTTTTCTGAATATCATCTACAGTATCTTGAATACCTTGCATCAATTGTTCCTTTTCTGCTTCTGTCAAACCAAATTCTTCTTCAGAACCACCTTTGTTTTCTGAAGCTATCAATCTTTGAACAATTCCAGCAACTTTAACAAGTTGTTCATCGTTCTTAACATTTATTTCTAAATATTCTTTTATCATAGGAACTATTTGTACGGCAGTATCACCATCTTTAATAAACTGCACAATTTCTTTCGTCAACACATCTAATTGTTTTCTATTTTTTTCTGTATTCTCATAGATGTCTTTAAATAAATCTGATAGGGATTTCCCTTCAAATATTTCGTAATCATTAGCCATAATATTTTCCTGTTAATGTGATATATAACCAAAATCTCAATAATAAATATCTTTTTTATGGAAAATGACTAATATATATGATATTTATATACACAACACTAACCAACTAAGGAAATATTGTGGATAAATCAATGTTTGAAAACCTTATCGGTGAGTATGGTTGGTTATTTCTAACGGGTGTTATAGCCCTTCTTTTTCAAAGTACTATACAAGAAGCGGTAGATGGATTAATGGTCTTTTTAGGTAACGACTACAACGAAGATGATGTCGTTGAGGTTGATGGTGACCCTGGGCGTATTGTACGTGTGGGTATGTGGAAGACTACGTTCTTTATATATCATGTTGTAAACGGAAATATTGTTGGTGGTAGTAAACTTGTAGTAGCTAATTCAAAACTTAAAGACTTAAAGATAGAAAAACCTCTACCTAATCTTGATTTAAGTAAATATAAAAAAGATGATTAAGAATTTGTTATGGAAAATATTGTTTTATGATGTAGAAAAGTTATTTTGGAATCCTAATAGTAAAAAGGATAAAATTTTAGAGTGGTTAAATAGTAGAAAACCACTATCTCAACGTATTCGTGAATATAACAAGAAATCATATATATAGCCTAAGAAAAACCTATATATATCATAGTTATTTATACGATTTCTTAATTTAACTTGTCGAAAGGAGAAAGACTATGAAAGAGATTATGAAAGCCGTAAACGAATGGGTAACTGGAATCATGGAGATGCTTATAAACTTTGTTGCAGTAGGTGCAGTAGTTGAAGTATTGTTTGGTTCTGGTGTATTTGGTGTTAGTGTAATCGGTAATCTAACAAATATTATCAATGGATTTGGTAATAGTGGATTTGCTGGTTTAATAGCACTACTATTCTTGGTCGGTTTATTCAAGAAGTAGTAAAAAACAAAAAAGGGGAACTTAGTTCCCCTTTTTTTGTAGAGTGGTTACGTAAACTAAAAGTTATATGTGTATTCCGTCCTACCACGTGGTTCATCACTTATCAATGAACCTGTATAATTAACATCAACTTGTCCAAAATTGGTATATTCATACATTAATCTTTTGTGATACTTCTTTAGAGTATTCACAACTCGTGTAATGTGTTGTGTATTTGAACCAGTCATTTCTCTAATGAGGATATAGAGGGCTTTTTTATTGAAGTTTTCAAGAAACATACGTCTTCTGAATAATTCTAAGATAGAATCAACAACCATTATATCACGATGTCTTTTAAACACCTTATTTATGTTCTCATCCCAAAAAGTTAAAGTCTGTTCTAAGAATTGTTCAGTTTCATCTATAAAGTCATCTTCAGTTATCTTCATATTATCACCATATTCTAAAGAAGACACATCTTTTTTCTGTTTGTAACTTTTATAGTTTTTATTATTGTGTAAAATTAAGTAGTTTTTAGCTACGATACTAAAATATGAGAAAGCTTTTCCCTTACCTTCTTTGAATTTGTGCATATTCATTACAAGAAAAGACATAACTTCGTGTTTTACATCTTCACTTGGAACATCAAAGTAATAAAATTTAAATGTATGAATAATATTTTCACATAACTTATCAAAAGCCTTGTGAATATGTTCATTATAGATTTTATTCCTTAAAACTGGATTATCACTATTATTATACCTTATAATAGCCTTTTCTGTTTTATCAGTAAAGTAGTAACGACTACTTCCTTTTTTGGCTTTTCTACCCATCTACGTTGTCTCCTTTTACAAAATTATTTAAGTTTTCAATTGTTAATTTTATTCCTTCAAAAACCGAACCAATTTCATCGTCTGCTTCAAAATGTCCAGTTGAATCAATCTTTTTCATTCCTCTATATGTAGCTTCTACCATTTCATTTGTACTATCAATCATATCTTCGAGTAATTCGTTCTTATTTAAAAGATTCCAATTAACATATAGTGAAGTTACAAGCAAAATACTACATGCTCCAAGAGCTATTTCTAAAAACATTTAACTTTCTCCAAATAATTCTTCAAATAAATCTGAATGTTTTTTAGATAAACCACTTTCTTCTTCTGGTTCATCTGTTTTACCACCACTAACTGCTTGTTTTATGTTACTTACAGACTTTTCTACCACTTTTTCTGACTCTTGACCAGCTCTTTTCCATTGGTCACCTTCAATAAAGGTAGCCATGGTATCGGCTGCGTGACAAATTCTAGCAATATTAGAACGTAATGAAAATTCTGGTTGATATGTAATCAAATAACTCTCATTAGCTTTCTCATACATACCATCTGTTAGTCTTAAACCAAGATATTCTGTCTGATTCATTGGAATATTAAAGTGTTGTAGTAACCAAAGAGCTCTATCTGTTACAGTCATGTACTGCAATTTAGGATTATGTGTATAAATCTTACCTTGGTTTTTTCTGTGCCACTCTGATTCGTTAGGAATGTAATAATCGTGGTCTAAATCACCGACTTTTCCTAAATCGTGATGTAGAGCTGCGAAGATTAATTCTTCATCTGTAAAATCTATAGTAGCTCCACCCTTTTCCCAAAGTTCTTTTAATTGTAATGCAAACTTTGTAACGTGTAATACGTGTTCTACATAACCACCGACCATAGCATTATGGTAATGTTCTTTACCACTAGCTGGAGCTAAACACATTCTATCTTCAAAGTAGTCATACATCTTGTTTAAATTTTCAAGACGTTTACCTGAAAATGTGTCGTTTATTAATTTACGTAATTCTTGCCAATTTTCTTGGATTTGTTCTGGACTTAATTGTTTCATTTATAACCTCTTTTTAATATATATCATTTACTATTTCTAAATTCCAATATTTTTTTAACTATTTGATACAAACTCTATCCTCTCTGGCCATTTCATTGGATATATGTGTACATTTTCATACTTGTATGGTATTACATTCTCTGATTCTAATATATCCACTACATTTACCCATTTAGGATTCATAGTATCCCTTACTTGATACACACCATCTTTAGTTTTTGTTCCCTTAATTAAAATAAAGTCTCCATAGTTAAATGGGCCTCCCCATCTTTTTAAAAGATTTCTTGATAAAGCTACAAACTTGTATTCTGAAGCTTTATGTATTCTAATTCGAGTACCATCTGCTGTTATATTTGGTGTATCATCACATTGAATAGTATTTGGTTGATACATCGTTACATCAACAGAGATTCCATGTTCATAAAAAGTCTTTAACTCTTTATGTAAGTAATCATTTTCAGTTTTTAAGATATCAATATAACCTTTATATGTTTCTCGATTTTTCTTCATTATGTTTACAGAGAAAAATCCTTGTATTAGAGTCACCACTATTAGTGACGCTACCCATTTGTGTGTATTCACAATATGCTCCTTTCTATTTTGGTGGAGATGGGGGGATTCGAACCCCCGTCCAGAATGTATTTTACAATGAGTCATTCACAACTTAGTTAAGTTACTACCCTCCGAGAAGTTACTTACAAACCAC